ATGAGAACTAAACGACAAAGACGAGAAGACAACAAGAAACCTAATCACAAAATTAAATCTTTAGAAGCAAAAACAGAAAATCAAAGAGACTATATCAGGTCAATCGTAGAGAATGATATTATATTTTGTTCTGGCCCAGCGGGTTCTGGTAAGTCTTTTATAGCAGCAGGAATCGCTGCTCAACACCTACATCAGAATAGGATTGAGAAAATCATTGTAACTAGACCATTAGTTTGTACTGGTAAAGACATCGGGTCTTTGCCGGGAGAGATGGGTGAAAAAATCGCACCCTATCTTTTGCCAATGAAAGAAAACTTAAAACACTTTCTTGGTCAAGCATACTACGGACTTTATTCCAATGAAGGTCAGATCCAATACAAACCTCTAGAAGTCATGAGAGGGTCTACATTCCACAACTCTTACATGATTTTAGATGAGGCACAAAATTGTACAGAAGATCAGATCAAAATGTTTGTCTCTCGTATGGGCGAAAATAGTAAAGTCATTATCAATGGAGACATTGAGCAGAACGACCTCCGAGGTCGGAGTGGTCTTGAGTTTTGCATGAATAGACTAGACCGTATTGAAGGAATTGGAATTTGCAAACTAGGCTACGAAGATATTCAGAGGAATGGGATTATAGGAAGATTTTTAAGAGCATTGGAGAATTAAATGCCAACATATATTTACGAGTGTAGTGCATGTGAACACTCTTTTGAAGAGTGGCAAAAAATGACTGACGACCCACTCAAGAAATGTCCTGAGTGTGGTAAGAAGAAACTGTTTAAAGTTTTGACTGGTGGTCTTCACGGATTTGTTTCTGGAAGCGAAACTATTGGTGGTCTTGCGGATAAAAACGCTAGAGAAAACAAAAACAAAATTGCAGAAGCAGAAGCAAAAAAACGTGAGTCAACACCAGAAGCACCAAAGGCTTGGTACGACAAGTATGGAACCGCTACACCAAAAGAAATTAATAAAATGACACCACAACAAAAAACTAGATATATAATGGAGGGCCGTAAATGAGATTTGTTGACGGAAAATTTTTACCACAAGAAGACAAGACTGTATTCCTATTTGGGAAAACTGGAGAAGTATTAGACAAAGATGAGCAGCATAAATTGCCTCACTATGCTAAAATTGTGCAGAACTCAGAAGGTAAAGAAACTTGCTATATCAGAACTTATCAAAGTACACCATTCGATCCAATGGGTCCATATGGTAGAAGAGAGAGAAATCTAGATACGCAAATTAAAAAGGTTTCCAGAAGCACCTTTGATTTTTATGTTACATATTTAAAAACTAACAATTCAATTTACTTAACCAAGGCTCAACGAGGATTTTTAAATGACTAAGAAGGGACCGCTCAGTAAGGCAGAGAAGTTTTACATTGAAAGCCATCTGGAAAAACCGATGGAAGACTTGTGCAAGGATTTAGACAGAGCTAAGTCTAGCATTGAGAAATACATTAAGACCATTCCAGTTGACGATAAGCAGAAGGCAGAGACTTTGCTGCTACAGCAGTTTGCTAGAAATGGAAAAGGGTCTACGGTTATGACTCAAAATGCAGCAGAAATGTCAGATGCAAAACGTGCTAAGTTTACAAATAATGGAACTAGGAGAAGTTCCAAGTGTACCACGAATATCAGGTGACAAATGGACGATAAGAAATGGGGCGAGTTTTACTCGTCGGACAGAAAAAATATAAGCAAAATCTTCGTTAAGGTTATGACAACCGATAAAAAGCATTGGTTCTTTTCTGATTACGATGTGTGGTACGAAGTAAAAGACTATTGCGAGAAAAATTCTGTGTTTATTGAGGATTTGCACTTGCAATTTAGGTCTAACAAATGTATAATAGATATAGGAGAGTGTGAGGCACTGTATTTAGTGAGATCCGCTCTCGGTGCTATCGGTCAACCAACAAAAAATTACTTCACTGTGGGAACATTAAACGATGGAGTGGTTCACAAGCAAATGTGGTTGACTCCAGAATTAATTTTAGACAAGCAGTACGATGATGATTTATCTGGATGTTTTAGCGAGGCTATAATCTACAATGAACAAAAGGAAAAGAAGCGAAAAGAGTAAATACAAACACTTAACAACAGGAGACTATTGCACTTGTGCCCAATATGTTGCTGCGATCATGTGCCAACGTAACGCAGAAAACAAGAATGAGGGATCTCTACCCTACAAATTCTGGAACAAAAAACCTTGGGACTGGACTTATAAGAAACAACTTTTTAAAGCCAACAGTATACTAAAGAACTACAGTGAAGAAGCACTTGTCAAAGCAATTGAGTCACCAGAGTTCAAAGGTATCTTTTCACTAAACCATCCGAAGGTAATTGGGATTATTAAGAAATACGAGCTACAGATTGAAGATCAGAAGTCAAAACCGAAGCAAGAAATTGAAGTGAAGAAAAACGCCAAGACTAGAAAAAAGAGTTATGGCGGAAAGAACCTTTTAAACAAACTTAGGAAACTAGAGAATGGCGAAAAAGAAAAGTAAAGCTGTTGAGTACGACGATCCTACTGTCGCAACATTGTGTAAGAAGTATGGTAATGTAATTGAGTCTGGCACTAAAGTGTTGGAGTCATTAGAAACGTATGACACCATCAGCGTTAGTCCAGCACTGGACATGGCACTTGGTGGTGGATTGCGTGAGGGTCAGGTTGTTGTAATGACCGGCGACCCAAAGACCGGAAAGACAACGACCGCTCTGTATGCTGCTGCCAAGGCACAAGCCAAAGGTAAGAAAGTATACTATCTAAATACCGAAGGTCGTCTGACCAAACAAAACTTTCGTGGCATCAAAGGTTTAGATGTTGATGCTATCCAAATTGTCCAAGCTACAGACGACACACCCATCGTCTCTGCTGAGACATATCTTAATATTATGGAGCGACTTCTTAAAGAAGAAGAGAACCTGTTCTTGATCTGTGACTCTACATCCAATATGGTTCCACAGGACGAGATTGATGGAGAGATCCGCACAGGTGTGCGTAACGCTCTACCACGTTTGTTGTCTATGTTCTTCAAACGTATCAGCGGTGACGTATCACGCATGAAAGCTATCGCTGTGTTCATCACTCATAATATCGCCAATACTGGTGGATCACGTTTTGCACCCAGCAAGATGGCAGACTGCGGTAACATGCTACAGTTCCAAGCTGGAACCAATATGGTCATCACGCACCGTGGCAAATGGGAAGTACCCAAAGAGTCAGGCAATCACGTTGGTCAAGTTGCTAACTGGGTAATCAAGACTTCTGCTGCTGGTGGCACACCTATGAGTACAGCCGCAAGCTGGATTCGTTACGGCATTGGTATTGATGAATCGCAAGAGATTGCACAGATCGCTATAGACTTCGCCCTTATTCAAGCAAAAGGTGCTTGGTTTACTATTCAATGTCTGGTAGATAATAAAGATCAGATCCTTGTTACAAATTATCTTAAAGACAATGAGGTTGATGTAGATGACCTAGAAGCTGTAACCAAGGCATTTAAGTTTCAGGGCATGGAAAAGCTGGTAAACTTTCTAAATGACAACCAAGACCTTAGAGATATCGTTATCGAGGAAGTAAGAGACTTGTTCTAATGAAAGTCACAGGCTTAAATGGTAGAGAGTATAATCTCGATACCAAAAAATATTTAGTGAACAATCGGAGTAAGCGTAGCTTCTATCACTTACAAGCTAGGGAAATTATAGTGGAGCTTTTTCATCCCTATCAGGTACTTGAAGAAGTTACGCTTCCCGGTTCTTCTACAAAAAAATCCAAATTAGCCCTTGACTTTTTGATTCCATCGTGTACAATAGGTATTGAGGTGCATGGCGAACAACACTTTAAGTATGTGCCATACTTTCATAAGTCTAGGATTGGTTTTGCACAAGCAAAGAAGAGAGACTTGGATAAGAAAGAGTGGTGCAGAATTAACGACATCACACTTGTAGAGCTACGTTGGGACGAAGACCCAGAATACTGGAGAGAGAAAATTGAACGCAGCAGATAGACTACAGAAGTTTTTGGATGGCATACAGCAGTATATTACTGGAGCTAATATTGCACCAACAAACTTTACTACAGAGTTTGCTATTGCAGAAACTCTAACATTAGACAAGATGGAGAAGTTGACTCAGGACGACTGTTTCAACTATGCTTATCAATTATACCAGTATGCAGATCACATAGCTTGGTGTAGATCACAGAGCGAGAATGTTGTAAGGTGGTGTAAAGAGAACCTTGGTAGTATCGTGGCTAGTGAAGTGACACAAATTGAAGTGCAGTTCATGAAGTACGAAACAAAGGTCGATTTGATTAAAAGAGAAAATGATATAGCAAGAAACATTAACGAGTGGTTGATGACAGCAGAGAGTAGACTAGAACTATTAAAAAGTAGAGAATACAACGTTCGCCGCAAGGCTGATATCTTAATTGAAAAAGGGAAGAGAAAATGAGTGAAGATATTGTAAAAACATTGTTAGAATCATTAACGGATGAGCAAAAGGCTCAGTTAGTACAAGGTTTAATGTCTAACATGAATCAAACTATTTCTAAACCTCCAGCTAGAGAAACACAAATAGAACAAGAGGAAACGGTTTCCTCGCAAACTCGGTCAAATGTGACAGAGGATTTTAGAGTAGTTCAGAACGATAAGTTAGAAAAAAGGAAAACTCCGGTGAGAGCCAGAAAAAACCAGTGGGTAGATGAGGGTGAGGATCGTGATCCCGAATTTGACCCCGCTAAGTTTGAGAGTATGGGTAAAGTAGCACGCAACCGTAGCAAAGTAAGAAAGAAGACTATTGAGTGCCACGTTTGCGGTCGCAGCTTTGCTGTAAATCCCGCCTATATCTACGGCGAAAACATTAGATGCAACCGATGCACAGGAAGGTAACATGGATCAGCTTGCTGATGTCGGTGCAGAGAGGGCAGTTCTAGCTGGACTCTTTGCATATGGCTTTGAATCTTACGTTGAAATCAGTGACTTCCTTACGCATAGCAGCTTCGCTAACCGTAACAACCAAGTCATTTACAAGTGCATTGAGAAGGTGCTGGAGAATGATGCTGTAGCTGACATTCCAGCGATTCTTTCTGCTGCCGAACAACTTAACCTCACAGAAGTAGTCAAGACTGAACATGAGCTAGACTATATTCGTGACCTTATGGACTATCCCGTAAAGAGGGATAACGTCCTGCATTTTGCTGCACAGGTTAAAAAGTTTGAGTTTGCCCGTAACGCAAAACGTATTGCTAAAAAGATAGATAAAGATATTGACTCCATAGTTGGTGATGAGAGCATTGATGATATTATCAATCTCGTAGAAATGCCACTTATGGATTTCTTGCGTGACGATGAGTCAGGTCAAAAACCAGAAATGCTTGGCGATGATCTGGACGAATACATCGAATTTCTAATCGAAAACAAATGTGACCAAATAGGACTGTCCAGTGGATTTCCCAGATTTGATTCCGTCATTGGTGGTGGCTTACGTCGCAAGTGTGTAGATCTCGTATCCGCAAGGCCCGGAGTGGGCAAGTCTGTCTTTGCAGATAATGTGGCTCTGCATAACGCTAGGAATGGAATTCCTGTACTTATGCTCGATACTGAGATGAGCAAAGAGGATCATCTCAACAGAGTCCTCGCTAATATCAGTGGTGTTCCTATTCAGGATATTGCAACCGGCAAGTTCTCAGAAGATGATGAGAAAGCTATTGCCGTTAAAAATGCGGCAGAAGAAATTAGAGATATCCCCTACACCTATGTCAGTGTAGCTGGTGCCCAGTTTGAAACCATTATGAATATCATCAAGCGATGGATTCTTCGTGAGGTGGGTCAGGACGAGAACGGCAGAACCAACGACTGTCTTGTTGTGTACGATTATCTCAAACTCATGTCGTCGTCCGGTATTACAAACAATCTCCAAGAGTATCAGGCTCTTGGTTTTCAAATCACAGAATTACATAACTTAACAGTCAAGTATGACTTCCCATGTTTATCATTTGTTCAGTTGAACCGTGATGGTATCACAAAGGAATCTACGGACGCTGTGAGCGGTTCTGACCGCATCATTTGGTTGTGTACGTCTTTCTCTATATTTAAATTAAAGTCCGCAGAGGAACTAGCAGAGGACGGTCCAAACGGTGGTAATAGGAAAGTTGTAACGTTAAAAGCTCGTCACGGTGCTGGATTACTTGACGGTAATTATATTAATATGAACATGGTTGGTGAACATGCACAACTGCTTGAGTTGCGAACCAGAGATGAAATGAGGTCATCACCCGATGGTGATGTAATTGAAGGTTCCGATGTACCATTCGACATAGAGGAAGATGATGATGAAAGTAGATAAACCTTGGGGTTCCTATACAGATTACTTTAGGACTGACAATTTAGTATTTAAAACAATTGAAGTAAATCCGAAACAAAGACTATCTCTACAAGTTCATAAAGAACGTGCCGAGATCTGGGTTGTTGTAGAGGGCGAGTGTCTTTGTGAAATAAATGAAGACGTTTACAGAC